GGTGCTGTCTCAAGCGACACTTCTTCCGATGTTGCATCACTCTGCAGATTCACAGTCAAAGCGCGTTCAAGCAAGTCCTCTAGTACTTTATTGTACTCAGGGTTTTCAAATAGCTCACCAAATTGGTTCTTTGTAAATTTCTTTTCTACTGTGACTTCACCCGTGTCAACATCAACGACTTTAAGAGTTTTCCACGCACTCACTCCCTCGACAATCGCGACTTGTTCTTGCTTTTCTCCAACGGGAACAGGTCCATTCTTTTCACCAAACTCTCGCAAAGCATCAAACAATTGTTCGTGTTCAATCGTTCCTTTGCCAAAGTGAATAGCAAAATGTGCTTTTCTAAACGGCGAAGTCACTTTGTTTTTGTTTGTTGTCGCTATCACATTGATGCCAACAACAATATCGTTTTTGTCCTTTATCTGTGTTCCGCCCGTCAACCTCAAACGCACCGAAGCATGATAAGGAATTGCATTTCCACCCGGTGTGGTCATCGGATCACCAAACATAACACCAATTTTTGTCTTCAACTGATTCAGGCAAACAAGTGTAACGTTATTTTGACCTATGACCCCAACAATCTTACGCATGCCCTTTGCAATAACTCTCGCTTGCAAACCAATCGTGTCTTTGTCGTAATCGCCTTCAAGTTCAGCCTTGGGCGATGTCGCAGCAACCGAGTCCCAAACAATCAACACAGGAATGTTCTTCCCCATCAGACTCTTCACCTTCAAGATTGTCGATTCCATGATTGAAAAGACTTCTTCGGTACAATGTGTGTCACAGTACACGAAACGTTTGCCCACATCAATTCCCATGTGACGTAATTTGTCTAATGGTACAGCATTTTCAGTGTCAATGTATATGACAAGTCCACCCATTCTTTGAACTGAGCGACAAAGTTGAAATGCGATGTGTGATTTTCCAATCGAAGGAAGGCCAGAAATTTCTGTCACTCGTCCTTCGGGAACGCCGCCATTACGCTTACCTGATATGATATAATCAAGCTGCCGAGAACCTGTTGAAATCCAACGCTTGACAAGTGTTGGAGCTTCATCAAAGCTCAGATTGAATGCTACGCGAGTGCCGATCTCTTTGTTGAGAGATCTAATCAATTCGGCCGTCCAGTCATCCTGCACGGCCGAATCAACATTGGCAACATCCGTAGCGTCTTTGTTCTTAGACGCTCGTGCCATTCTTTATCTCCTCATTTCGTCTTCTGCAAGTCATCCAACGCTTTGTCAAGGTCTTCTTCAACGGCCCCGACAGTTTCTGCTTCAGACTTCTTAGAAACTCGACGTTTCTTTTCAACTGTCGCAGTTACATCTTCTGATGCAACCGCCTCGGCAGCAGCATCAACACCCTGTTTAATCTCTTCTTCAAGCTTCTTGAGCTCTTCATGTTGAGCCTTGGCTGTATCATCTGAATTTTCTGTTGCAATGACGCCCTCTTGACCATTCTCAAGATGCTTCTCAAGCAGACTCTTGATTTCTTCGTATGACTTCAAAGGCCAAGTGTCATCAATGTTTGGAACAGCAGCAAGCCATTTCTTCACTTGCTCTGGGTCTTTTGAAAGCACTGACGGCTTGGGTGAACATTGAACTGTGATGTCATTCACCTTTCGACCATTGAAAGTCTTCTTCGAAACTGAGATCTTTACCTTGATGTCATATCCATTTTCTGGATCGATAATGTCACCATAATCAGCATCAAGAATGAAACCAAGCAAATCTTGGTGAATCTTGTAGTTGAATGCCCAAACAATAACACCCTTCTCTTCTTCACCGCGAACGATGATAGGAGCATATGCTCTTGTCTTAGGCATAAGCTGCTTCGCCATTGCCCTATCGTTCTGGTCTTTTGTCGAATAAAGTTGCTTGATCAAGTCGTTAATGGGATCAGGCTTGCCAAACTGTGCCGGTGCTAAGATGCCTGGACCTTCACCCAGGTAGTAGAACTGACGTTCAATGAAAGGTTGTCCGTCGTTGGCATTCTTCCACGGCAAACAACGAATCTTGTACTCCTGTTCTCGCGCATCAGCTTTCCACATCTGGATTGATGATGTCCTTGCAGTTCCATTCAACTGATTCAACTTGCGCCTAATCGCTTCCAAATCCAATGCCATGTTACAATCTCCTACGCCTCTTTTACCTGGCGTTACATACAACTTACGCCACCAGCGGCATAATGTTCAAGCAACGCCAGAACAAAATCGCTATTTCTTATCCTTCTTGTTTCTCTTTTTCCCGCTGCGCTTCGATCTTGTGTCCACGGCTCCGACATTTACTGTGTCAGGATCCATACCAAGTGGCAGCTGGTAACCCATCGCTCCGACTGAGCCACAGGATGACATCTCTTCCATTTCCTCGTCCTCTTCCACCGACAAATCAGTCTTGAGTAACTCCGTTTCTATGTACAAACGTAGCCACTCTCGAAACAACGATTTCATCGAATATAACTATTCGTCTGACTTCGGTTCCTGAGGCTTGGGATTAGCTTGAATTGCCTTCTCTTGTTTCGTCGCACTAAAATCTGCCATAATAAGTGTTGATGCAAGTTGCGGTTCACGCATGCTATATGCTTTATTCTCATCGCAATGTTGTCCATCGTGAATCATGATTCCGATGTACTCATCTTGAGTCAACTTGATGTCAAAATGTTGTAGAAGATACAGACCACGATGTGGAATTGTCATGTATTGCAACGTTTTATTTGTCTTATACATCTCGCCAAGCTTTTCACGGTGCCAATCAGAATCTTGTGGAATGTAATAGTCTTCGTCTTCATTTCCGACTTTGCCTAAATCATGAAAGAGGGCACACAGAACAAGTGATTCAGTCGACAAGGGAGTGCCCAATGCTTTTGCAATCGCTCGAGCATTAACCAAAACTCTGATCGAATGATCAACAAGTCCACCAGGAAATGCATTGTGATGTTCTAACCGTGAACTTGCAGGTGCAAGAGCAAGGCGTTCGCCAAAGTACTCACACATTTCAATCACAGCTTGGGCGCGGGGCTCTCCCACATGTTTACACATGGAAAGAAATTTATTCCAGTTTGATTCTATTTGCTCAGGAGAAAATGACATGAATTAATCGTACTACACGGTGTGCACATGGACAAGTCAAGAAGCATCAACTTTTCCCGTACCATCACATATGTCACATTTTATCGTACGTGAACCGACATCACGCATACCAGTGCCAGCACAGTACACACACGCTTGTTTTCCTTGCTCAACGTCAAGTTTAGGAGCAACTGTCACTGTTGTGGTAAAGTCTTCTGGACCCGCACCAAACTGTGCCCACCACTTTTCATTCTCACGACCAGTGTTAATATTCTCACACACAATTTCCTTGATGAGTTGACGCAATACTTTGTTCACACCTCTAAATACTTTACACCATATCGACATGTAACCAAAATTTCTGAACGTAACCCTTTACTCTCACGGTCTTTGTCGCTTCAATTACGTTTTGCAATTCATCTTTGTGAACATCCAAAAGCATGGCATCATGCAAAACAAAAATAGGTTCAGCAACGATCTTTTTTTTCTCCAACAATTTCACCAAGTTTGAAAAGCCCAACAACGATACATCGACTCCCGTAGATTGCACGTACGAATTCACAAGCATGTGATCCATAGGCTCGTCAACAAGCACCTTACGTCCATAACGATTTTTGACATATCCATGTTTAGCATACTGACTTTTCACTCGTGCCAACAACGAATCAACGTCAAAATATGTTCGAACAACACTGATAAACCGTTGGACGTCGCGCTCGCCCATCTTCAATATCTTTCCCAAACGATATGCAGAAACACCGTAAAGTTCAGATATCACGGCTCCCTTGATAATTGCTCTATCAAGATTGTTTCCAAAGATGTCATGAGCAAGCTTTGTGTAGATGTCTGCCTCATCAAACCAACGTCCACTCTCATGTAAAATGATTCTAACTTCAAGTGAAGCAAAGTCAACGTAAGCTATCACGCCATTATTACCGAATCTTGAAGCTATCAAATTACGATAATCTCTCTTTAACGTCAAAATCTGTGGACCT